CCATCGGCCAGCCGGGATGGTCCCGCCGCACTTGCATTCATGTCTCATCGCGGTGAGGGCGTGATGGCGGTTCACTTCGTTGGGTTCAAGGACGAGCGGTTCAACAATGCCCGCAAGGTCTGGCGACCTGATTTTATCCATAGGTTCTGGGACTACCGGGTTGTGGCTGAAGTAGCAGAAGGCGACATGGTTATCTTCGCTGATGCAACCGAGACGCAGGCTGTCAACCCCTACACCTACGACGACAGCGCATACTTCTAACCAACCCAGCACTGGAGAACGACGATGCCTAAGGAAGTAGTAAAAATCACATCAAGCAGGGCTCATGATTTAGCCAATGAGGGCAAGCCCGATTGTTGGGGGAATGACCGCGAACTCATCATCACTGTGGGTAAGACGCTAATCCAAGCAAGGTTCCTGCCTTACGAGCACGTCATACTGGAGTTTTCCGATGGCACAAGCATGACGGTGGTGCAGACAAGCCAGAGCGGGGACATAGATGTCCTGATGAACGACAACCCGACCACGGAGAACGACAATGGGTAAGCAACTCGAAGTACCCCGGAGCCTACTTACCGTTATCGAAGACGCTATGGAGAAGTACGGACCCGATGGGCACATTGACGGCTCAGACAAGATTGCCTTGGCCGTGCTCGACTGGATCAAAAAGCACAAGGGAACCAACGATGAGACATGAATGCAAGTGCGGCGGGACCATCCCGGCTGGCCGATGGGACATAGGTTTTGAACTATGCCTTGAGTGCGGTGACTGGACTGCTAGGCAGAGGGTCTTCACCGTGGCCCCCGGGCACAAGTCTAACTACCACCTAGTGACGAACCTGCAAGAGCTGAAGCAACTGAACCCCAAGAGGATAGGAGAATGACATGACTTATGAAACGTGGGCTAACTTGAACCTTTTCGAAAGGTTCTACGAACCAAATAAGTACGTATCACCCGAAGAACGACAGCGCCTAGAGCGTGTAGCTGTGGGGCGCATATGCCGTTGCGGTGGGTGTGTTTGTTGTAATGAACTGAACCCCAAGAGGAGCGAGACATGACCGACAAGATCAAAATCAAGATAACCCTAGCGTACGCAGAGGAACACTTTGGCCCCCGGTGTGAGACATACGAACCCGGCTGCGCTACGTGCGATGGGTGGAAGGACTACGACGATACGGGCGGCTACGTACTGTACGGGAACGACGAACTGCTACGCCGACTGGACGAAAGCTGGGAGCTGATGGGTATGATCCGCGAACTGCAAGACGAACTGATGGCCCTGAAAGGGGACGACAAATGACTACCAGAGAAGAGATTGAGACGTTCTTGGACAGCATCGCAAAGCTAAAACCCAAGGTGCGGGTGCGTAGGATGAGGGAGATGATGAAAGACCCGGACAACCTGACGGCTGCGTATTCGTCGCTGAAGGTTGCGAAGTGGGTAATCAAGCACGAACGCTACATGTAACTCGCCAACCAACTGGCGAGCTACCTTGACTTTGTCTAAGAACTAGTGTATACTACACCTACAATAAGATCAGACCAACCGAGCAACCAAACGACCTAACATTGTTAGGTCATTCCCAACGAGGACTAGACTATGAGCAACGTTATTAACTTTGGTAAGATGGTGACCATCAAGCAAGCAGGGGAGATCATCCTTGCCACCCCCGACAACATCAATCATCTGGAAGGCGAGCCGGGTAGTGGTAAGTCTAGCATATTGGACTTCCTAGCCGAGCGACTTCCTAACCACATCATAGCCGACCCCATTGACGTGCCTACCCTCGACCTAGGTGACACCGCCATGCCAGTGGTGGACCGCGATAGGATGCTCACCAACTACGCACCTAATAGCAGGTTCAAGCTGACGATGGGCCAGCCGGTGGTCCTGATGCTCGACGAGTATCCCAAGGGTGCCGACCCCATCAAGAACATGCTGCATGGTCTGTTCGAGGCGAAGCGGCGCAGACTGGGTGACGTGTACCTGTATCCGGGTAGCTACGTATTCACAACGGGCAACCTGTCCAGTGACGGCGTGGGTGACAACCTCAAAGCACATACCCGTGGCCGTCTCACTACGCTGCCCGTTTCCAAGCCCGATGCTGACCAGTGGCTTGAGTGGGCGGTGGAGAACAACATCGACCCGGTGGTGATGGCGTGGGTTAAGCAGTTCCCGCATTGTCTGGACAGCTACCTCAACGGCGACGATACCAACCCCTACTTCTTCACCCCCAAGAAAGTGCAGATTGCCTATGTCTCGCCTCGCTCACTGTATCGGGCATCTAACATTGTTAGGGCGCGGGCAGACTTGGATCAGGACAGCGTCATAGCCGCCTTGTCTGGTACTATTGGCGAAGCAGCAGCTAGGGATATGCAAGCCTACATCGCGTATCAGGACCAGCTGCCGACATGGGAGAGCATCATGAGATCACCTATGACTGCTACCGTACCCGATAGCGCTGGCGCGTGCGCCGTCATGGTCTTTGGTGCGATAGCCAAGCTGGATAAGAACAACATCGCCCCCTTCATGGATTATGTGGAGCGCATGGAGCCTGAGTGGCAGGCTGCGTTCTGCATCAACGCTGCGAAGAGCAAGACCAAGCAAGCCGTGGCGTTCAGCAGCAAGAAGTTCGCTGACTGGGTGCGCAACAACGAGGACATGCTGTGATGGATGGCTATGTCGTACTAGGCGCTACGTTCATAGCGCTTGTGATGTTCTGGGGTTTCCCAAGAGACTAACCGACCTAACATTGTTAGGTCATCACCAAGGAGCAACGTAATGAATACCGAAGTAGTAAGAGACACCGAAGAGCGCAGGCTCAAGAAGGCTAAGGTCAGCCTGATGCGTGAGCCCAAGTTCGCACTGTGGTCTGGCATCCTGATGCTAGGCAAGACCGAGGTGGTAGACGATGAGCCCACTGCCTGCACCAACGGGCGTGATGAGAGGTACGGACGCAAGTTCATCACGTCTGTCAACGACAAGGAGCTGGCGTTTGTTGTGCTGCACGAGAACCTGCACAAGGCGTTCAAGCACCTGACCACGTGGCGCAAGCTGTACGAGGAAGACGCCGAGCTAGCTAACAACGCTTGTGACTACGTTATCAACCTTATGCTTGTGAACATGGACCCCAACGAGCAGTACATCTCGCCGCCTCGCAGGGATGGTAAGGTGTACGTACTGATCGACAGACGCTTCGCTAAGATGAACGCTAAGCAAGTGTTCGATATTCTTAAGCAGGAGAAGAAAGACAAACCCGATGGGGGATACCCTATTCCGGGTGATGGAGATGGTAGCTTCGATAACCACGACTGGGATGGTGCCAAGGAGCTGTCAGAAGAGGAGCAGGAGGAGCTTGAGCGCGAGATTGACGAAGGTCTGCGTCAAGGACTAACGGCGGCAAAGAAAGCTGGCATGGGTGCGGGTGACGCGGAGCGCGAGATCGGTGACATGCTCACACCCAAAGTGGACTGGCGCGAGCAGCTGCGTGAGTACGTCAAATCAATCTGTTCGTCTAAGGATACCTCCAGCTGGCGTAGGGTCAACCGTAGGTTCCTTAGCTCTGACATCTATATGCCTACGCTGGTCGGAGAGACAGTCGGGCATATCGTAGTGGCTATTGATACCTCTGGTTCAATTGGTGGTGACGTTATCACTCGCTTCCTATCCGAGGTGAAGGCTATCGCAGACGAGGTGCATCCCGAGAAGCTGGACCTACTGTACTGGGACCATGTTGTTGCAGGACATGAGGTCTACGATATCTCGACACAGTCTAACATTGTTAGCTCGACTAAACCCCGAGGTGGCGGCGGCACTGATCCAAGGTGTGTCATGAACTACGTCAACAACACCAACATGAAACCTGAGTGCGTCGTAATCCTAACTGATGGAGAAGTAGGTGGTAACTGGGGTACTGAATGGTCTGCGCCGGTTCTATGGGTCATTACCAATACCAGAAGCATTACAGCCGCAGTGGGTAAGACTATCCACATTGAGGACTGACCCGATGGCCAAGGCGATCATAAAGATAGGCTACAAAGAGTATGTTATGAACACGGAGGATGCGTTGCACATCTTAGACTTAATCAGCAAAGCAGAGCGGTACGAGACTACGTATACATCCGCTACGAAGAGTAAGACTTACCACGTGTACGACACACCGATGGAAGACAAAGTAGAAAGCTTAGAGATAGTACATGACGACCTGTACCGCATGGCTAAACTTGCGGGCAGACCAACCAAGTAACCAAACGACCTAACAATGTTAGGTCATCACCAACTAGGAGCAACACAATGAGCATTACATCATCTGCCGTACTGACTGAACTGAACATCTCTGTCTGGACTGCCAACAAGCTGGACAAGGGTGCTACCGACAGTGTGACTAACAACGCATACGCAGTTAAGGACGCCGCCCAAGTTCGCAAGAACCTCATGGCGGGTACGCACCAACGCAAGGGAATTGCTGACTACGCTGCTTCCTGTAGGCTCTGGCACAATACCCAGACGCTGCCATGGGCCGACAAGGGTGCAAGGCTGATGCCGACTAGCTTGTTCTTGGACTACAAGTCCGAGGTCAACATCCGCAGGGATACCTTCCATAAGATGGTTGACCAGTTCATTCAGGACTACCCTGCTCTGGTACGTACAGCACACAACTACTTGGGCAACCTGTTCAATGCCGAGGACTACCCCGACGCCGACACCGTACGCAGCAAGTTCGGGTTCCGCATGGTGTTCAGCCCGGTGCCTGAGAGCGGTGACTTCCGACTGGACCTGCCAGCGCAGGAGCTGGACGAGATGAAGCAGGGCTACGAGGATAGCTTCAAGGACCGACTGGCCGATGCCATGAAGGAACCGTGGGATCGTCTGCACAAGACGTTGACCACCATCAGCGAGAAGCTGACCGATGTGGACGGTGATGAGGAGACCAAGAAGCGCTACCACGACACTCTTATTACTAACGCCCAATCCCTGTGCGGGATGCTTACCCACCTCAACGTGGCAGGCGACCCCAAGCTGGAGCAGGCACGGCGTGACCTTGAGCGTACTATGGCCGGTGCAGACATCGAGGTCATCAAGGAGAGCGCGACTGAACGTGCCGACATCAAGGGCAAGGTAGACGCAATCCTCAAGCAGTATGACTGGTAAGGAGAGGAAGATGGGATACAGAAGCGGCGGTACAATAATCTTCTACGCATTAAACGTAAAAGATCATGGGGCTGTTAAACTTTGGGTAGACGAGAACTTTCCAAAGGATGACTTCGCCTACGAAGAACGCAGATCAGATGGGCGTACGCTTATGGTGTTCAGCTTCGACGGGTGGAAGTGGTACGAGAGCTACCCTGAGATACAAGCCGCAAACGAAGCAATGGAAGCGTTTTGTGTTTTGTTCGATAGCGACGACGTAAAGGTGCAAGGTGCTATGGAGTTCATACGTTTAGGGGAGGAGGTTGAGGATATAGAGATGCGCCAGTCCAACCACGCCGATTACATACTAACTGTCAATAGAAGCGTAGAGTTTAGCTAACCAACAAGGAACAACAGAATGTTGAACGATATAGACTTTGACTACCCTGACCTTGGCTTGCCTAACCTTGTATGGGCTAAGGAGAAAGCCCGGACCTACAACAAGCGTATGCAGATCAGCGCAAAACTAGCACCGCTTGCGTTCGAAGCTGCCAAGAAGTTCCCGCGATGGAAGTTCGTGGGGTCGGATACTTGGGAGTACCCAGACTACTTGGATGTCACTAGGTTTACCGTGTACGAGAACCGGGAGAAGATCGGGATCATCAGTACCTCCCAGACCCGGCAAGGTACCAAGTACGTTATCAGTAACGAGCGTATCAATAGGATACTCAAGCGTGGCGGCGCTATGGAGACAGGCGACCTTAAGAAGGCGCTGAAGCTTATGGCTAAGTCGTTCGGTGGAAAGACAAACGTCGAGAAGCTTGCCGCAGCCGAGGGCAGATTGTCAGGCTACCTTCACGGTGGCAATTCAGCTAAGCAAGCGGCGTACAGTGGAGCGATGCAACAGGTGTATCGGCACCTCGACGACTACGTCCTAGCTAACTTTGAGGGAGTAAGTGCTGCTGCAATATCCGCAGGTGCAAAGCACGCCAACGTTAGCAACATCCCGGGCCTATGGGAGGAGTACGTTGCAACTAAGCAGATAGCCGAGGCTTACTCTACCCACAAGGGGGCGTTCGTTCTGCTCAGCGGCAGAGACTACCTTGTGCGGGACGGGAAGGACCGGAGTCCACTAGTACTATCTAGTGGACAACTACCAAGCGACCTCAAGGGTAAGCTTGGCCTACTCAAGCTGCTTGAGGACAACCACTTCCTGAAGGACGTGGGGTATCGGCTCGACGCCACAACCTTCTTTGTTATGCGGGGTGAGCCGTGAAAGAAAAACGCATCCGAAAGAAACGTGAAGTCGCTGCCTTGATGCACGTCAACCTGCGCATACCAGATGTAGTACTTGGCTTCTATAAGCAGTCGCCTAGCTATACCAAACGTATGCGGGAGATATTGACGGACTTTGCTTACGGCGATATTGACTACATAAAGAAGTAAACACAACCTAACATTGTTAGGTCGTTTTCGGGGGGTCACCTTTTTTGGTGGCTCCCCTTTTTTTGTCTTTGACTTTGTCCAGACAGGGTGTATGGTGGCAGGCCAACAACGAGAGAGCACATGGCCGCTACCCCTGAGAAAAAAGTAAAAGCTAAAGTCGTCGAGATACTTAAGTCGCACGGTGCCTACTACTTCTTCCCTGCTACCTACGGCATGGGGCGCAGCGGCGTCCCTGATATCATCTGCTGCTACCGAGGTAGGTTCATAGCCATTGAGTGCAAGGCGGGCGCGGGTAAAACCACGGCGCTACAGGAGCGGGAGCTTGCGGCTATTCAGGCTGCTAGTGGTGTGCAGATGGTGGTCAACGAGAAGAACCTTGGCGAGCTGGCTGTGCTGCTGAACTTTCTGCGGAAGCCGATAATGGAACTATCACCGATAGCGGTAGCCCATAAGACCCCAAAAGAAAAAGCCCCATGCAAGTAATCACCCTAGACTTCGAAACTTACTACTCCCAGAGCTTCTCGCTGTCCAAGGTGACAACGGAGGAGTACATCCGTTCGCCTGAGTTCGAGACTATCGGCGTATCAGTGAAGGTGGACGACGACGAAGCCGTCTGGTTCAGCGGGTCGTGGGCCGATACCAAGAACTTCCTTAACCGGTTCGACTGGGACAATGCGATAGCGGTAGCCCATAACGCTATGTTCGACATGGCTATCCTTAGCTGGGTGTACGACATCAGACCCAAGAGGATTGCCGATACCCTGTCTATGGCACGTGCGCTAGGTGCGGGCAGTGTCAGCCTGAAGAACTTGGTATCTCACTATAAACTAGGCGAGAAGGGCGATGAGGTCGTCAACGCGCTGGGTATGCGTAGGCTGGACTTCGATGCGGCAGCACTGCGCCGCTACGCTGCTTACTGCAAGAACGACACCGAGCTTACCTATAAACTATTCCAGACTCTTGGCCCTGACTTCCCTGTGCCAGAGCTACGCCTTATCGACCTGACCATACGTATGTTTAGCGAGCCAGTACTGGAACTGCACGAAGGTGCGCTCAAGGCGCACTTAGACTGTGTACGCTTCGATAAGGAAACCCTGCTGCGTAAGGTGGAGGCTGATAAAGAAGAACTCATGAGCAACCCGAAGTTTGCCGAGGTGCTTAAACTATACAACGTGATACCCCCTACCAAGATCAGCCCGACCACGGGTAAGGAGACCCTTGCGCTTGGCAAGAACGACGAGGAGTTCAAGGCTCTACTGGAGCACGAAAACCATGACGTGCAAGCACTGGTAGCCGCACGTCTAGGCGTGAAGTCTACGTTAGAGGAGACAAGGACTGAGCGGTTTATTGGTATAGCCAAGCGGGGCAAGTTGCCCATCCCACTACGCTATTACGCAGCGCACACCGGACGGTGGGGGGGCGACGACAAGGTGAACATGCAGAACCTACCACGCAAGTCGCCGCTTAAGGATGCCATGCTAGCCCCCAAGGGTTACATGCTGATCGACAGCGATAGCAGCCAGATCGAAGCGCGTACTCTGGCGTGGCTAGCGGGACAAGAGGACTTGGTCGTAGCCTTTAAGAATGGCGAAGACGTGTACAAGATCATGGCGGCTGAGATTTACAACAAGGCCGAAGAAGACATTAACCATGCCGAGCGGTTCGTAGGCAAGACTACCATCCTTGGTTGCGGCTACGGTATGGGCGCTGCCAAGTTCAAGAAGCAGCTGAAGACCTTTGGTGTTGAGATCAGCGAAGACGAAGCGCAGGGCATCATCGACACCTACCGTAAACATTACTTGGCTATTCCTAGGCTGTGGCGGGAGGCCGGAAGTATCTTGGACACCATCATCGACAACAAGACAAAGAAGTTTGGCCGCAATGACTTGCTGGTAGTTGAAGGTGAGAAAGGTATCCGTCTGCCTAACGGGCTGTACCTGCGTTACCCCAACCTACGTAAGCAAAACAACGACGACGGCAAAAGCGAGTACGTCTACGACACCAAGAAGGGCAAGACGACTGTGCCTAACCGTATCTACGGCGGCAAGGTGGTGGAGAATATCTGCCAAGCTCTGGCCCGCATTATCATTGGCGAACAGATGCTGCTGATAGCCAAGAAGTACAAGGTTGTTATGACTGTGCATGACGCTATCGGGTGCGTAGTTCCCGAAGGTGATGTTGATGTCGCGCTGGAGAATATCCAGATGTTCATGCGTGTGCGCCCCGACTGGGCGCTGGAACTACCGCTTAACTGCGAAGCAGGTGCAGGTAAAAGCTATGGACAGTGCTGAATGAGCTACCTGATAACAAACTTACCCGCACAGCATGTCTGGGTCCGCAAAGAATACTTGCGTGACCTGCAAGACGGGCATGGCGAGTTTGTCAAAGGGGTTTGGGTCTGCGCCAAGAGCATACCCGGACGGGCTTTGTATTTTGAGACTTACCTACCGCATTACGGGGCTATGTTTGACAAGCTGCCGCTGTCGGCTTTCGTAACAGAACCGAAAACACCTGACCCGGATTTGTCGCTAACCGATCTGCAATTTTGGAACTGCATGGACTATGGGGTGACAGCGGTGATCAAACAGTTCACGGCGTCGATGGTGTATGAGGCTAGGATAAAATCCGGCGGCTTGCTGCGCGGCACATACGTCTGCACCTTGGACAATTACCACCCCTCGCCGGACATTGTTGACTACTCGACGAGCGAGACGCCAAGCGAACATAAAAGCATGAACATCGTCGAAATGGAGAACGGGCAGTACTGCGCCTACCCGAATAACCGATTGCGGATCGTAGACACGTCGCTGTCACCCAAGACGCTGCTGGTGCCAGACTTCAAATGCTCGACCAAGTATTTTGCCGTGGAAAATGAAACCACCGCGAATTACGGCGACACAGATGCGTATTATTATTAGAGGAACCAACACATGACCACTGAAGAACTACACCCACTAACAGACCTATTCCTAAGGCGTGCTGCGTCTAACCCAGAGGAAGTAGCTGAAGGTAAATGGAACTGGGTGCTGCTTAGTATTCATGAGCACGGGTCAGAAGCAGAAAAAGCCGCAGTGCTGTCCGTCAGCAACAAGATAATGCTAGACAACGCACACAAAAACTTCATGCGCGAACTGCTTAACCCGGAGCAGCCAGATTTGTTTATTGGTAAAGGCCCGCTAAAGTACGACAAAGCAACTAGAACATCGAAGAGAACAACATTACACCAACCCGCAGGAAAACCATGACCGACTTCAAGTTCACCCAAGACTGGTTCCACTGGGCCCCCGAGATATGGCAACAGCTAACACCGACGCTGCCAGAGCGTAAACGCTTCTTGGAACTGGGTGCGTTCGAAGGGCGTAGCACTGCGTGGATCGTTCAGAACATGCTCGAAGACGACGGCACACTCATCTCTGTTGATACGTGGGAAGGCGCAGAGGAGCATGTTAAAATGGGACTGGCGATGTCAGACGCCGAAAATAACTACGACCATAATCTACGCCTGCTAGGCGAGCAGCACTCCGAACGGGCGGTGCTCAAGTTCAAGATGACTTCCTACGAAGCAGTTACCAAGCTGGCCGGTGGGCCGCAGTTCGACTTCATATACGTAGATGCTTCGCATACCGCGCCTGACGTGCTTACCGATGCTTGCGTAGCTTGGCCGATGCTCAAGGACAAAGGCGTCATGGTATTCGATGACTACCTATGGGGTGAACAACGCGACGTGCTGCACAGACCCAAGCTGGCTGTTGATGCCTTCGTTAACATATTCGCAGAGCAACTGAAGCCCGTGCACATGGGCTACCAGTACATAGTGAGGAAAGAAAAGTGACCACAACGAGCCCTCGTCCTTTCTACCAAACCGGACAAGACATACTCAACGCGCAGGTAGCGGTGGACAAGCTGTGCAAACATATTAAGTGCGAAGCAGTTAGGCTTCCTATCGACGCTCATGCGGACTTCATGTTGGCGCATAATAAGCGGGGTAGGGCGATTGTCCGCGTAAAAACGCGCAATAACAAACGTAAAGCGTACAGTACTTACATGTTTAGTCTGGATAAATATACTTCGCTGGGTGAGTGGGCCAGTAAAGGCTTTACCCCCATCCTGTTAGTCCAGTGGACAGATTTTCTAGGGTGCGTGATCCTGCCTGTTGAGCACCTAGTTTCTACGGGTGGCAGGTATGATCGCGGTGATCCGAAAGACGTAGAGCCCGTGGTCTTGATAAACGTAGATAAATTTGAAAACGTGGAAAAAATATAATGACCGACGAAATCAAAGTAACCGTCAAAGACCCCGAGAAGAAGCCTAGCATTATGATCGCCACGCCGATGTACGGCGGTATGTGTACTGGGCACTACGTAAGCGGCCTACTCGCCGCTGTGTCCAAGCTACGTGACATGGGTGTGAAGGTGTACTGGGCGCAGATGATGAACGAGAGCCTGATTACCCGGGCGCGTAACGATCTGGCTAACACGTTTCTGGACCGCGGCCACGACTACCTTATGTTTATCGACGCAGACGTTGGGTTCACCGCCGAGGCTGTGCTTACTCTGTTCGCTGCTGATCGGGACGTTGCCTGCGGTATCTACCCCAAGAAGGAAGTGGACTGGGCACGGGTAGAAAAGGCCGCGAAGGATGGCAAGGAGGGCTTACAGGACTACGCTGGGTCCTTCGTGTTCAACATGATCGGCACAGGCCACGCGGAGACCGACCCTGAAGGCATGATCGAGGTGCGTCACGCCGGTACTGGCTTCATGCTAATCAAGCGGGGGGTGTTCGAACACTTGAAGCCCCATGTGCCTACGTACCGCGTCGCATCCTTCAAGGACGAGAACGGTGTGTATGCCAAGCCGCTGATCCACGAGTTCTTCGCTACCAGTATCGACGAAGGCGGGGCACTGCTGTCTGAGGACTACCACTTCTGCGAACTGTTCAGGAAGCACGGCGGTAAAATCCACGCCAACCCGTTCCTCCAGTTGCAGCACGTGGGTACGTACGTGTACGGCGGGGATATCGTGAAGTCGGGGGGTAACCTGAAATGACTGAAAAGTTTGAACGTAGCACCGAAGGTCTTCGTGACGCGCTGATGTCCGAGATGGAAGACATACGCGCAGGGATAGCTGCTGCGCCTGAGGCTATGGCCTTTGCTGCACTTGCTGGGCGGGTGATTGAAACGCTTGAAGTGGATGTCAAAGAACAGATACGCCGGGATAACTTAGAACGGGAAGCGCGGGAGTACATAGCGGAAAAGCGGCGCTTAGTTGTTGAACGGACGAAAGAAAAACGGCTGTTGTTGGAAGCGTCTAAGGGAATACTAGAAGCGGTTACGGAAGAAGCTGGGATTTTTGAAGATGTCTGAATACTTCGAAGTTACTGTGTACGTTAAGAGAAATCGTTACGGTGAGCCGAAGCCAGAAAAATGGACTATAAGCGAAGGCGAAACTAGTGACTTAGTCCAGCTTGGGTTCCACACAAAGAAGTACACACACCACCCTATCGCTGTTGCCTACGAACTTATGGAGGACAAGCGGTTCAGGCACTTGTCCATAGAGCGTCTACACAAACTTGTTGCTATGTGGGGACCAACGCGGTCACAATCATGGCCTAAGTTTTATTATAACGACTTGGACGAAAAACTAGATGAAATACAAATAGACCCGCAGCAGACTATAAAACCTGTCGCCGTACTTGGTGGGCTAAGCTGTATGTGCTGCGATGGCATGGCTTGGGAAGCCCCAGTGCTTGGTGAAGAAGACCAGCACTGGATACCCGAAGAAGTAGAAGAAGCTTTTAAAGAAACAGAGAGGCAGCAACATATATTCTCTAGGTTGTGGGATAAATATCCTGCCCCCCTCCTGCCGGTGCTATGCCCTGAGTGCCTAGCCAAGACGCACAGAGTTAGACGTAAGGATTACCATTTTAGATACGACGAAATTCACGCATTAAAATGTTTAGCAGAACTAACCAAACAAACCGCAGGAGCAAACAATGAGAACCGACCTACGCAAAGCCGCAAAAGACGCATTAACAGCCGCTAAGGATAACCCCGCAACTGCGGTGATTAAGCTGGTCAAGAAAGCCAGTGTTGATAGCAACCTACGGGCTGCACTGACCCGGCTTGGTGCGCAACAAGTGATACGTGATTTCTTTGCCGCGCAACGTGTAGCAGCGTTTAGCTTCGCCGTAGGCAGAGTAGCTGCTAACCTAGACAACCCAGATGTGGCAGAGCGCGTAGCCGCGAGAATAGCTCGCCAAGCTTTTTGGGACGCCTATACTTTGTTTGGTATGTCGCCGTTGCGTACAGCTACGAAGCAGCAGCTGCTGGACAGCGCGAACGCCAGAGAAACTCAGGCCAATTCGGAGCTGCGACTAGCTAAGTTTGAACGCGCTATCGCTTCCAAGCTATCGTCTCCGCAGGACGTAGTCGAAAGCAAGCTTACACTCGCAGCTGTTGAACGTCTCGCCACTAAATATAGGACGGCGAAATGACATCGTTTTGGACACCGGACAAAGAGAAACTCCTTGTAAAATACTGGGCTGAAGGGCGAACCGCGCAGAGTATTGGCGACAAGCTTGGAGCGACTAGGAACGCAGTTATCGGTAAGACCCACAGGTTGAAGCTATCGCCCCGGGGGGAACAAACGCGGGCACCGGTTAAGCAGAAGATACAAAAGGTTAAGCCTGTTCGCCCTGCTGCGGAACCGAAGTTAAAAGGTCCGCAAAAAACTAGGTCGCGGCCTAAGGCAATACCGCTTAGACCTGTTGTGAACGAGACTGTCCCTATAGGTGATGCGTGCACCACCACTATGGCGCTTAAGGCAGACAGCTGCCGCTGGCCCTTGGGTGATCCCTACACGGATAGGTTTATGTACTGTGACAAGAAGAAAACAGAGAAGTACCCGTACTGCGAAGAGCACCGCCGTATGGCGTACAACGAGGCTGGTTCACTAAAGTACCGGGGGAAGGTGAAATGACAATCGGATCGGACATGCTGCTCAAAGCCAGCCAAGTCATCAAGGAACGGGGGCGGACGTATGGCCCCATGAGCCAGAACATGGATAGGATTGCGGCCCTTTGGGCCGTTTGTCTTGGAATGCCCGTCACCCCAGTCCAAGTTGCTTGCTGCATGGTAGCCGTTAAACTGGCTAGACTTGTTCAAACACCGGGCCACGAGGATTCAGCAGTTGATATCGCGGGCTACGCTGCGGTGCTACGCGAATGTCAGGAGGATAGTGATGTTAGAAACAGCTAGAGACGTACTGAGCAACCTGCGGAGTATGGCGGGTTCCGAAGAGCAATATGTGGAAAACGTGTGGGCTTTGCGGTATCCTGATCCCTCGCCTAAAGCATCCCACGGTTGGCCTTATCAACCCGCTGGGGAACGAATTGAAACACCTAGCAAAGTAATAGCGATACGCCCATGAACTACCTTAACTACATGAGAGACCTAAAAACTTGGAAATACAAACGGGCAAACGAGGATCGTGACATAAAGGATATGCAGGCCGTACAGGACTGGGCCCGCCGCCTAGACGAAGAGCGTTATATGAAACACCATACGGACAGCATCGGTCTTATGCGATACAGCGCACAGCGTGGGATGTCCCGGTCTTCTATGGTTCGTATATGGGGAACTCGGCTGGTTAGCGCTGTTCTAGGATACAACCAAGATGGACAAAAAACTAAGACATAACGATGGGTTGGTGCAACCGCTAGGTATTGTGGGTTGCTTGGTATTGATATTACTTAGCCTTGGCTTTTGGGCCACGATTATTATTGTTGGAAATTGGTTGTTAAACACATGATTACGTGGTCCTACAGTAGTATTAAGACCTTCGACCAATGTCCGAAGAAGTACTACCACCTCAAGGTAGCCAAGGACGTTAGGGATCAAGGTAGCCCTGCTACGCTCTATGGACAGGAAGTACACAAGGCGGCTGAAGAATACGTGCGCGACGGTACGCCCATCCCTACTAAGTTTAAATTTGTCGAGCCTGTTGTATCTGCCTTTAGCAATATCCCGGGCGAGAAGCACACGGAGCTCAAGCTGGGTGTCAAGAAGACGGACGCTGGCTACGAGCCCTGCGGGTTCTTTGACAGGGACGTGTGGTGGCGCGGCGTTGCCGACCTGCTCATTATAAACCGGGGTAGGGGATGGCTGGCTGACTATAAGACCAGCAAGAGCGCCAAGTACGCAGACACTAAGCAGCTAGACTTACTGGCTGGCGCTGCGTTCCTGCACTTCCCACAGCTTCAGCGGATCAAGTCGGCGCTAGCGTTCGTTGTCAGTAACGAGTTTGTTAAGACAACCCACGACGCTGCACAGCGGGACACTTACATTAATACGTTTAACCCTGAGCTGGAGCGCCTAGCTAGCGCCCACCAGACGGGGGTTTGGAACGCCGTAACTGGCCCGCTATGCGGCTGGTGCCCCGTAACTAGTTGTGAACATTACAGGAGAAGATGATGCCCTACAAAGACCCCAAGGACCGCAAGTATAAGAACGCTGCCAAGTACGAAGACAGCCCGGAGCAGGTGAAGAACCGCGTAGCCCGCAACGCCGCCCGCAATAAGCTGATGAAGGCTGGCAAGGTGAGCAAGGGTGACGGTAAGGACGTTGCTCATATCGTAGCTATGGATAAGGGCGGCTCCAACAAAGACGGCGTGCGTGTAGAGAGCGCGTCGGCTAACCGCTCCTTCAAGAGAGACAGCAAGCACAACCTCGTGTCTGAGGTGAGCAAGCGCGAACGGACGAAGAAGAAAAAGTAAACTAACCAACCAAAGGAGCAACAACATGGAACTTGATGTTATTACCAAACTTACTAAAGACCTTAAGAACGCATCTACAACGCTGGGCCGGGACGAAGCACGGTTCCTAGTAGATGCCTACTACATCATCCAAGAAGATCGTAAGCGTTCTTGGAACCAAGATCGTTCGCTGGAAAAGGAAAACGAACCCCACGAACTGCTGCGCTGGTTTGCGGAACAGTCGGAGTCCCTTGAGGGTCAGATTGCCAAGGCGCTAGATGCTTACTCTGCATCTCTACCGGAAGGGCAGTGGGCACGTCGTCAGGTGGGCATTGGTCCGGTTATTACCGCCGGTTTGCTGGCGCACATTGACCTTAAGACTACTACGACGGCCACTAAGCTGTGGCGGTACGCGGGATTGGACCCGACTTCGAAGTGGGAGAAAGGTAAGAAGCGCCCGTGGAACGCTGGCTTGAAGCTATTGTGCTGGAAAGCGGGCGAGAGCTTCGTCAAAACTTGCAATAACGAGAAGAGCTTCTATGGGCCTGTCTACAGTACCCGCAAGAAGCTTGAGATCGAACGCAACGAAGAAGGTCTGTTTGCAGAACAAGCGGCTAATATCTTAGTTGCTAAAAAGATCGGCAAGGATACTGATGCCTACAAGGCGTATATTATCGGTAAACTACCCCCGGCCCATATCCACGCCCGTGCGCGGCGATACGCTACTAAGTTGTTCCTGTCTCACTACTTAGAAATGGCGCAGCGGGCTAACGGTATCGAACCTACTACGCCGTATATCATTGCTATCGGGGGTCACGCAGACTATATCCCCCCGCCTCCGTAAGCCAGGGTCAGGGTGAAAACCAAGTAAGTAGTGCGAGCCAAAAGCCATGTGGAAACCATTTCAGTTATGCGAGCCAAAAGGTGGATGAAAACCAATCTAACAGTGCGAGCCATGCCACTCGCGAAAACCAATTTCTGAGCGCGAGCCACGTCGTCAGTGAAAACCATGTACGTCGTGCGAGCCATAAAACTCGTGAAAACCACAACAACTCTGCGAGCCATACAACATGTGAAAACCACAATGTAAGTGCGAGCCACGTTCGCTGCGAAAACCAAACAAGCGGTGCGAGCCAAGATACGCGTGAAAACCAATCTGTCAGTGCGAGCCAAGCTCATCGTGGAAACCATAACTCTAGTGCGAGCCAATTGATGAGTGTAAACCATAGGCTTAGTGCGAGCCACGACGACCGTGAAAACCATTGCGAACGTGCGAGCCAAGGATTTCGTGAAAACCAACGCGGACGTGCGTAACCCTTAACCCCTCAATAGAAACAACATGACCATACTCACCGACTACACGTGGACGGGCAAGTTCAAACCATTTGCCCACCAGAAGGAAACGTCTGACTTTTTGTCCCGCCGCCGCAAGGCGGTCTGCTTCAACGAGCAGGGCACGGGTAAGACTGCATCTGTTATCTGGTCCGCCGACTACCTAATGAAGCTGGGCAAGATCAAGCGGGTGCTAGTCATCTGCCCCCTGTCCATCATGAAGTCGGCATGGCAGCAGGATATGTTCAAGTTCGCCATGCACCGCAGTTGTTCGGTAGCCCACGGGGATGCCAAGCAGCGCAAGAAGATCATCGCGGCTGGCTCGGAGTTCGTCGTTATCAACTTCGACGGGCTTGCCGTGGTCAAGGACGAGATTATCAAGGGCGGCTTCGACCTGATCGTGGTGGACGAAGCCAACGCCTACAAGAACCCCATGACCAACCGCTGGAAGGTGCTGCGCGACGTAGCCGCCGCAGCTAAGGGGCTATGGATGCTTACTGGTACGCCAGCAGCACAGTCGCCACTGGACGCCTACGGCCTAGCCAAGCTGGTAAACCCGGACAATACGCCCAAGTACTACGGCCAGTTCCGGGATCAGGTTATGTACAAGGTCACCCAGTTCAAGTGGGTAGCCAAGCCGGGATCACAAGATACGGTACATCAGGTACTCCAGCCCGCTATCCGGTTCGAACGTGACCAGTGCCTAGACCTGCCACCCGTTACCCACGTAGAGCGCGAAGCGCCGCTCACCCCCCAGCAGGCCAAGTACTACCGGTTGCTTAAGGATAAGATGACTATGGTAGCCGATGGGGAGTCCATTACCGCCGTCAACGCAGCTACCAACCTTAACAAGCTACTCCAGATCAGCGGTGGTGCGGTCTACACGGATACTGGCGAGGTCGTTGAGTTCGACGTTAGCAACCGGCTGAACGTTGTTCTTGAGGTAATTGAGGAGTCCAGCCACAAGGTGTTGGTGTTCGTACCCTTCACACACACTATAGAGCTGCTCAAGGCTACGCTCGACAAGCACGGTATCAGCAACGACGTTATCAACGGCAAGGTCTCGGTAAACAAGCGTAGCGATATAGTTACGCGGTTCCAAGAGAAGCCCGATCCCTACGTGCTTATCATCCAGCCACAGGCTGCATCCCACGGATTGACGTTAACGGCGGCGAACACCATCATATGGTATGCCCCAGTGACATCCGTTGAGACTTACTTGCAGGCAAACGCCCGCATCAACCGTCCGGGCCAGCACAACCCCATGACCATCGTGCATATTAAGGGTAGCGAGATTGAAAGCCGCCTGTATAGTATGCTCCAAAGCAACATCAACAACCACGAAAAGATAATCGACCTGTACCACCAAGAACTTTCTAGTACCGCTTGACTTTGTCAAATACAGGCGTAGATTGTCGGGCCACAAGGAGCAAACATGACCGACACGATAGAGACCCAGAACACAGAGAAGACCATCGAAGAGATGGTTGGTATCTACATCAAAATACGTAACCGGATCGAAGAGACTGAGGAGCGCCACAAGTCGGAGCTCGAAAAGATCAAGGAAGAATACGACATCGTTAGCCAGCACCTGCTGGGCATATGCAACGAACAGAACTTAGATAGCATCAAGACCCCTGCGGGTACTGTTTCTCGGCGCGTACAGTCGCGCTACTGGACTAGTGACTGGTCTCGTATGCACCAGTTCATTCTTGATAACCAAGCGCCGTTCCTTCTGGAGCAGCGTATTCACAACGGTAACATGAAGCAGTTCTTAGAAGAGAACCCGGACACTCTGCCTATCGGACTTCAGGCGGATCGCAAGTTCGTTATCCAAGTCCGCAAACCCACAAGTAAGTAAGGAACTACTATGACTAACGTAACCATCTTCAAGAGCAAGGACGCTGTCACTTCGACAGGCCCCCGAGAGCTTAGCGATTTTGCTAAGTCCCTTTCTACTGGAGGCACGACGAGCCGCCGCATCCAGACCAACACCAACGGCACCTTTAAGCGCATCATCAACGGTGAGCAGATCGGTAACGCTGTCCGTGGCGAGATCAACGTCATCATTCTACATGCTTTGCCTAAGGTCTCACGCATCTACTACGCAGAGAAGTTTGACCCTAACAAGGAAGCAACCCTGCCTGACTGCTGGTCTAACCTTGGTGATAAGCCGGAAGTGGCTGCGGCCAACAAGCAGCACAGCAACTGTGCTGGCTGTCCTATGGACATCAAGGGTTCGGGTGACAACGGTGGTCGTGCTTGCCGGTTTCAGCGCCGCATCTCGGTCCTGCTGGCTGATGATCCATCTGGCGACGTGTACCAGTTTAACGTCCCGGCCAAGTCCTTGTTCGGTAAGGGCACCGGTAACGTGCATCCGTTCGAGAGCTACGTGAAGTACCTAATACTTAACGGCGAAAGCCCGGATGCCGTGGTTACCAACATCAGCTTCGACTCCAACGCTGACACTATGGAACTACTGTTTACCCCCATGCGCGGCGTCACAGACGAAGAGTACGCAGGTGTTAAGACTGCTCAGGCGAAGCCAGAGACTAAGCGGTACACCATGATTACGGTGGCCCAGACAGATGGCGTTAAGAAGCAGCCCCCTGCTGTGGAAGTTAAGCCCGCTCCCAAGGTCACCCGTAGTACGGAACCTGAAGACGATATCGAACTGGACGCCCCGGTTGAACCCACGAAGCGTGCTACCAAGAAGCAGGAAGCCGCACCGGTAGCCAAGAAGGTCATGTCTGACATTGTTGATGCTTGGGGCAAAGACGATTAACCATGATTTATGGCTATAGTGCGAGGCTGATAGAGTTAAATAAGAAGGCAGACGCACGGCTGCTTGGTGTGCGACTGGGTAGGGCTTGTATGAAAAACAACGTCCCTGTGTCCCTAGTCGCCGCCAAGCTGGGCGTCAGCAGACAGACGGTTTACAACTGGTTTTGCGGGACTCACAACCCCAAGCCTACGGTAGGCCGTCAAGTTCTGGCCTATTACACCAACATCACCACCTCCAAATAACAACGCCTAACAAACCCCTTAGTGGCCGGAAGTGCAAACTTCCGAACGAGCACCCATGTCCGAATTTGATCTCCTTACTACCGTGCAGCCCACCGAGGGGTGGTTCGCTGTGCTTGGTATCAAGGGGAAGGGGGACGTACGCCAGAAGCTTGTAGCTACCCGCGAAGAGGTAGACCAGCTAGCCACCGACTACATGGCACAGGGTAGGAACGTATTCTTCGGCGTTGCCAAGTACGAGACAGACGAAGGCCGCACCAAGGATAACGTGAAGGCCATCAAGGCGTTCTGGCTGGATATCGACTGCGGGGAAAGCAAAGCCGAGGTTAATGAAAAGACGGGGAGGCCAAGTGGATACCTCGATCAGGCTACGGGACTGCAAGAGTTAAAGCGGTTCTACAAGCTGGTCGGGGTACCCAAGCCAGTCCTCGTCAATTCGGGGCGCGGTCTGCACGTATACTGGCCGCTTACTGAGGCGGTTACCCGGGAACAATGGGAGCCTGTAGCTGACCGGCTACGGGAGCTCTGCAATATCCATGAACTCTACGTTGACCCAGCAGTCTTCGAAGTGGCTCGCGTGCTGCGTATACCCGGCACGTTGAACTTCAAGGACGACCCGGCAACAGAGGTTACTATCATAGGGCAAGCCGAGCCGGTTGACTTCGAAGCGTTCCGTAGCC